CACGAAGTTCCTCGAGCCGGCGAGTAATCCGAGACACGGAGTCGCGTCCGTGGCTACCACCTCCGAGGTGAATTCCGGAGAGGTCGTAGTGCCCCAGCTTGTTGGAGGGTCCCCAGGTGAGGTGAAAACCAATAAACCTGCCCCGTCCGGCCAAGCTAAGGCTAGCCTCTCTTCTAGCTCACCACCAGTTGGAGCTGAAGCCTCTGTTGCGTATTGGAGGAAGAAGAATGCCGAACACCCAGTTAGGAGTTCGAAGGAGGAAAAGGGAAAAGAGAAGGAGCTTGCGTCTCCAGGTGAGGTGAAAACCAATAAACCTGCCGCTAAGCAGACCTTCCAAGTGAAAACCGTTTCTCAGCCCAGTGGGAGGAGTTGCAGAGTGTGCGCGAAGGTACACTTTCCATTTTGCAAAATGGTTCATCAAGCTGTCAAGTGTCATAAATGCCAACGCGTTGGACATAGAGCTCAAGAATGCAACGAGGTGGCTCGTCAAGCCAAGGGGGGACAATCATCCGCTGTCTCCGCTACCCAAGAGGCCCTCAAGGATATGAGTGCTCAGATTAACGGTAACAATGATAACGTTAAAGAGTTGACCGAACAGGCTGACCGTGCTGAGCAGGAGGTGTTGGAATTGACTAAGCAAGTCGAAAAATTGACCGAAGAGGTTGAGGTGCATAAAGAAGAAATCACCAAAGAAGCTAAAGATGCTCTCGATATTGCTAGAAGACAAATTGCCAACCTTGACATAATGTGGAAGGAGGAAACGGGGGGAAAGGGACCAGTGACTTGGTCCTCACTCCTTCGTGTCTTCTCGACATCCAGTTTTGTCATGTACTTAGGGTGGAAGGCGTTACAGACAATGCTTGTACAGAAATTGCAAGACAAGCTCGCCGTTCTGCTAAGCATCAAATGCAATTTGGGTGCAGCCATGTGGGGTCTGATCGTAGGATCGATAACGACAGCTAGCTATTATGCAGTTGGATCGGCTATCGCATACCTTCGAGGTCAGAAGACTCTCGGGCTGCCGCTCCCAATAACTCACAATTACTCATTTGTGAGGTGGTGCAAGCCTGAGAATAACTCCCTAGTCGACCTGAGACCGGAGGCAAAGAAGCTCACAGACGTTGTGCATAGTGATCCGATGAATGCGATTATTGAATATCGCCGGACGCACATCCCATTTTTCGGTTCGTCACTGAGAATGAAGGTGTCTGTTGAAACGCTAGCTCAAATTGCCCACCATTCAAATCTTACGCCAATGCTCGACGATAAAACAAGTGCCACGAAAATAGACATGTCGGCCGGGAAATTAATGTCCGTAAATGAGAACAGATATCGGAATATTTCCTCACAAAATGTTTCCACCAATTCAGCAATGGTGGCTTTTGGGTTACGTAAGGCCCAATCATATCGCTTGGAAAAGGAGCAGGTTCCTTTTCCACGCGCTGGCAAACTGGTAGGATAATGACCTATGGCTACAGGTACGGTGAAGTGCCGTTGCCTGCTTTAACTGAGATAAAAGCAGGCACAGAAATCAGGGAGTTGCCCTGTGACACCACCCGGCGACCACCTGTAGCCATATCCTTAGGGCCTCATGCGCAAGGCATAGCCCTACCCCATCCGTGTCCTGCGGATAGGGATACCATGTTAGCTGGCGCGGCAAAGCGTTTCGCCACTAAACCTCCCACCCCTGAACTGTCTCTTTTGAAAGAGTATACAGAGTTCGTTGATCAGTGGTTGGAGAAGAACCTAGTCCCATTAACGCCAGATGTTGACACATCTGTTGAGACATGGCTAAAAACAGCGAACTATCCCGATTGGCGCAAACAAGAATTGCAAGCTAAGTACGACAAATTAGCAACCATTTGGGACGATCCAAAACATACTTGGGTCAAGTCATTCATGAAGGATGAAGGATATGCTTGTGAAGGTTTCAAGCATGCCCGTGGAATAAATAGTAGGACTGATGAGTACAAATGTGCCGTCGGCCCCATTTTCCACTTGATCGAAAAAGAGTTGTTCCAACACCCCGCTTTCATTAAGAAAGTTCCCGTAAAAGACCGGGCCGCCTATATCATGGAAATGTTATATAGAGAAGGAGCTACTTATATGTGTACTGATTATACAGCATATGAGGCCCATTTCACAAAAATCATGATGATGGCTGGGGAGTTTAGGCTCTACAAGTATATGACCAAATTTCTCCCGGAAAAGAAAGACTTCGACAAGCACATGGACGAAGTTCTTTCCGGGACAAACCGACTCACTTTTAAGTTCTTCATAATGTGGATAGAAGCCACAAGGATGAGCGGTGAGATGTGCACTTCACTTGGAAATGGCTTTTCCAATCTGATGTCCTTCTTGTTCGCCTGTAAAAAGGCGGGTGGGGAGGGCAGATGCGTGGTTGAAGGAGATGATTGTGTGGGAGACCCAGGAGATGTCGTTCCCACAGCAGAGTTCTTTAAACGTATGGGCTTGACTATCAAACTAGAAAAAGTTGTTGATATAGCACGTGCGTCTTTCTGCGGATTAATCTTTGACCCGGTGGAGCTTCAAATAGTGACCGATCCCAAGAAGGTTCTCGCTTCTTTTGGGTGGACTTCTAATCGGTACGCAAAAGCTAAGCCCTCTAAATTCAAGGAGCTATTGAGATGTAAGGCCCTATCGTTGGCTTCTCAATACCCGGCTTGTCCTATTGTTACAGATCTTGCTCATTTCGCTTTGCGATTGACCAAGAAAACAATCATAAGCGCCAGTGTGTTTTGGCACCTTGACACATATCAGCGAGAGAGGCTTCTCCGCGACCATAAATGTAGAGTCACAAGTAGTGGCCTATATTTTTATGTGACTGACATCACGAAACAAGAGCCAGGACTGCGGTCCCGTGTCTTAGTTGAAGAGATGTATGGTATAACCATTGCTCAGCAGCACGAACTAGAGCATCAGTTGCAGTCCAAGGTCGCCCTAACCCCCATTGATGTTAATGTCCTAGACTTTCCAGAGTCGTGGTCTCAATATTACCAATGGTATGCGCTGAACGTCCAATACCGTACGGATCGGTTGGATGATCCCGGAGCCCTTTGGGTGAAGCGCCCGGGATTCGTGAAGGAATGGTAGAGCCTTGAAGTTACCCGACCCATATGGGGGAGATGAAAATAAATACTATGCCTCG